GGGACGCCGTTTTTGAAGTGAAGAAGGGGGAGAGGGTGGCCCAGCTCGTGCTCGAACGGTGTGAGACCCCCGAGATTGAGGAGGTAGGTGCCGTTGAAGAGACGGAGAGAGGTGCCGGTGGCTTCGGGTCTACAGGTACCACATCCCTTCCGCCACGGGCATGAAGAGCACACCTTTACGCATGGTCATGAATAGTTTCGCTTGATGTAATGTCGGATACGACCACAACAACCAACGGTCCCAGTACGCCGCGGTGTACATGTCTTCCCAATCCTCTTTCGTGCTCACGTTCACCCATAGGAGGGCTCGATGCACCTCCGCGGGGTCGCCCTCTTTGAGGAGGTCTTCGGACACGAGACCTCCGCGTTCGACGAGATGTTCGCGGACCATGTAGGGATTGCCGTGGGTGGTGTAGTTCGGGCGACCCTTCACACCGAAGTCGATGAAGCGTTTGTTCGGGAGTTCCACCCTGTACTGATGGGCCACCGAAGGGCTCGGTTTGAGTACGATGTGCATTAAATTAAAGTTTGGAGTTTTTTAATGATTAAAATGGCACAGAAGAATGTCCTGGACAAAGGATTTGTTCGCCTCGTGGACCACATGCCTCAGGTGGACCTGGACACCGCCATCGTCCAAGCCGCCCGAGTCTCTTATGGAGATGGGACTACATCCTCACGAGGAGACCGCGGGCTCATTCGATACTTATTACGACACTGGCACACCACGCCGTTCGAAATGGTGGAATTTAAGTTCCACATCAAGATGCCCATATACATCGCCCGACAGCATCTGCGTCACCGAACCGCCAGTGTCAATGAACTTTCCGCCCGTTACTCCATCGTTCCGAGGGAGTATTACGAACCGGGGACGTTCCGTGGACAGGCTGTGGTGAACCGCCAAGGCTCTGAGGGCGTCGTTGACGTAAAAGACCGCGTCGACCTCCCTGAACAGGCGTTCAATGTCTACGACGAACTCCTCGAACAGGGGGTGTGTCGTGAACAGGCCAGAGGGGTTTTACCACAGAGCACGTACACGGAGTTTTACTGGAAAATCAACTTGCACAACCTCATGCACTACCTCCAACTGCGTCTGGACACGCACGCACAGAAGGAAATTCGCGAGTACGCCGAAGCCATCTATGCGCTCGTGGAACCCCTCGTCCCCATCACCATGGAAGCGTTCCGCGATTTCAGGGTCAATGGGATGTTCCTCACCGGTCCGGAGATTGAAGCTCTGCGCACTGGTAAGGAGATTGAATCACCAGGGGAACGGAGGGAATTCGAGGACAAAAAGAAAATTCTAGGCATGTAATAAGGATGTGGCTATACATCGCCCTCTTGCTCGCATTGGCGTCGAACTGGCTCGTCGGATACTACATAACTTCGCGTCGTGGTGAGAACGACAAGGGAAAGGTTCGCGACGTGGGTTTCGAAGTGCTCCCCGACCTCAGTCGCTATGAGATTCTTCACGACCTCACGGGTGTCATTCCCACCATATTCCTCGCGTACAACTGGTTCAGACCAGGGGGATGGACCGATGCGGTGAAGAACAGGTACATTCTCACCCTCACCTTCATGTACGCCGCGCGCGCGATGACGAACATCGTCACCCAGTTCCCCGCGGCAAAGCCGGGGACGTGCACACCCAACCCTCCACTTTCGTTCTGCAATGATTACATGTTTTCGGGACACACCACCTATAACATCGTGACCTCGTACTTCTCCGGTGGAGTGTTGTACCCGGTGTATCCCATCCTCGCGTCCCTCACGACCATCGCGACCAGGGAACACTACAGCGTCGACGTCCTCGTGGCGTGGATTATATTCTTTGCCGTGCAGTGTCGAATTTAGGCAAGCGCACACCGAGTGTTCGAAGGGAGTGTCGCCTCTCCCTCGACAGGAGGGTGTCCGGGTCTTTTTGGTGTTCCAACCACAGGTACAACTTCGGGTCATCGTCGAGTGTGTTCAGATGTCCATGTTTACGTTGAAAATCATTCAACTTCGTAAACATCGTCAACCAACAATCTTCCGAGGGGACAATCCACTCATCTTTGTTTTCGGGGTTCTCGATGTACTCCGCGGCTCGGTTGAGGAACTCGTCGTAATACGCACTGTAATCGTAATCGTAGACCCTGTTCAGGAGGTGCACCGGGGGGTCCACGAGCAGTTCCAGTTCGCGAACCTCCGTCTCGAAGGCCCAGTTAATGAGTTCCATGGGGTCCGTCCCGGTTTGGATGTACCGAATCATGTCCGCGGTGAGCAACCCCCTTCCCTGTTTTTTCTTTGCCCTGTTATGTTTCGATATACCGGCGTTGATGTACTCTTCACGACATAATTCTACCGATTTTTCTAGTATTATCTCCTGAAGTTCGATTGGTAAAATGTCCCATAGTGAAGTTGTCATATATTTTATATGGATATATAAATGAACACCCCCGAATTGCGTGAAAAGGCGAAAGCGCTCGGACTCCAGGTGACGACGCCACGGAAGAAGACGAAAAAGTCTAGACGGTACAAAACCGATAAGGAGCTGTTGAATGAAATCCTGAGAACTCCTCAAAAAATTAGACAGGCAAAGGAAAACGCGAAACTCCGAGAACTTCAAAACATGATTCGCGAGGGGAACAAGAAAATTAACGATTACATAAAATTACTCGCCAAGCAAAGAATTTAATTTTACTTCGTGTGAAGATTTTTGTCAGCCGTGTGCCACGTCTTCCCCTTCGTGGCGTAGCTGTGCACTCGCGCGTAGGCCCACTGTTGGGGAGTGGCCCCGGGGCGGTGTCCCGTGCGCCACGCCGCGAGACCCCTCTTATACACGGTGCGTAAGGTGCGCAGGGGAATGCCCGTGGCCTTGGCGATTTGAGGCAACGACTTGACGTCGTCTCCATACATCTTTCTAAATTTCAAGGTGTATGAAGATGTGCGCGTTTTCTTTCCTTTATTCGTGGGGAAAGGGGTGTAGGTTTTCTTTAACATTTTCAAATATCTCTGTTTCTTTTCCGAGGGGGTGAGACCCGTGAAATACCTCGCCGGTTTGTACATCTCTTATATTAAACTCTAGAAATTTTAACGGGTCTCTCTGTTCGTATTATACAGAGGGCCATGGTCAACACACGTTTCGCGCGGGCACTCCGCACGAGGACCTCGCTGTGATCTATGTACTTCCGCGCGTCGCTCCGGTGCTTGTTGAGGACGCTTCGCAAGCTCAACATCTTTCGGAGGGGGAGGCGCGAACACTGTGTGGTGTCGAATATGAGTTTCACGGGCTCCCTATGGCACCACACGCTCATGAAGTAGCGGTCGAGGTCCATGGTGGTCGTGTCGTCCGTGATCCCGAGTCGGATGGTCAGCATGTGAAAAAGTGAGGAAATACCCCCAGATTAGTGAGTGGTGCCCCCCAAAAAAAAGAACATCATGAAAGACGAAATCGTCCAACTTTTTGAAAATCTCAGTGAAGCCTACGAGGAACACGACGACGAGGGGAGGGCCGCGTCCTTCGCCCGCGTCGCGGAGTCCATCAAGTGTCTGAAGACCATCACGTGTGGCGCGGACATCGCGAACGTCCATGGGGTCGGTCAGAGTTCCGTGGACATCGTGGATGAGTTTTTGAAGACTGGACGTTGTGAGCGCCTCGAAGAACTCATGGACACGGAGACGAAGATACAAATGCGCACGAAGGAACTCCTGGCCATGGACCGTCCGAACAATAAACACACCATGAAAGCCTTCGTGCTCGTCAAGCACCCGTACGTCAAGGAGTGCACCAAACTGGCGAAGGACCTCATCAAGGGGGTGGACACGCACGTGAAAGTGGCCCTCGCGGACCTCTTAAAGAGGGATGGCTTTCTCCCCGATTACGAGGTGGAAGACATACGCTGCGACATGTGCCACCTCCAGAGGGATGAGGGGTGTTCGGAGGAGTGCGAGTGCGATGAAATCAGACTCGGACGCCTTTTGTGGGCCCTAAATCCTTGACTATGACGAAGTGTGGTGTCGGATTAATCCACGAGTGGGATTTCAGTTTTTCGATGGTACACTGTCCATCTCCACCGAGGAGGTCGCACCACGTCTGGGGAGACTGCATGTGCTTGATGGTACTCATGGGTTGTTTAAAAAATACATAATGTAATTTCGAAATAACGTACTGATACAATGTTTGTGGCATGTCCTCGACGATGATGATTCTTTTCCCGCACACGCGTTTCAACTCCTCGATGATGTCCCTGTGATGTGGGATGTGATGCAACACGAACATGCAGACGACCACGTCGAACGCGTCGTCCACGAACGGGAGGGTGTGTCCATCGTACACGACCGCGTCCTGACACCCTTTGTAAATGTCCACGCTCGTTACGTAGTTTCTGTTTTTTAGGTAGGCACTGAGTTCACAACGACCGGCACCGAAGTCGAGGACGTTCGTGAACTTTGGAATGTACCTCTTTATTTCTTGAAAGTATCTGTTTCTATTCTTGACATCTCTGTACGCTGCCAAGAATAGAAGAAGAGCCAACGAGGTGATGACTATCATGTAATGATGTGAGATTTAGTTTCCAAACGCGACCCCACCCATGCCGTCTTTAATGCGAAGGACGTTCATGTTGACGCCGTACGCGCGCGTGATGCCACCGGAACCACCGCTCGGGGACTTGAGCTTGAGCGTGGCCGTATCGATGCGGCTGAAGTTCAGGGAGCCGGTCATCTGGGACTTGTTGAGGGTGAGGGCGAACGGCCACGTGTACAACGGGAGGGTGTCGAGGAGGTCATCGGGGAGGGACGTCGTGTGCATCTCCGGAACGATGGTGTGATGGTAGACGTTGGAGGTGCCATCGAAGAGGGGTGTGCCGTTGATGTAGAGGGTGCTCTCCGTGAACGTGTAGTTGTCGGCCCAGTTGGTGCCAACCGTATTTGAGGAGAGCACGTGCACCGCGCGGCACGGGTGGTTGAAGTAGGTGAGGTCGACCTCCGTATCGGTCTCTTCCATCGGTTGGTGCTGGACCTGGTTGATGAGGAGGCGTTGTTCGTTCTTCACGAAAAACTCGCGCTCTTGGGTGTCCAAGAAGATGAAGGAACCGTAGACCTTCGGGGTCTCGCTCGGGGTCAGACCAGTGCGGCACTTGATGCGAATCTCCACCTGGTGGTTCGCCAGGGCGACGAGCGGGAGGCACTTGGTCCAGTCCTCACCGAAGAAGAACGGGATCATGTAGTGCCCGGCGTTGGAACCGCTGTATCCGACCGCGTTCGGCTTCACGTCCGTGGTCGTGACGGCCATGCTCCCCTTGGCCCCATCTGGGCGGTAGAGCACGTTGTGCACACCCTGGATGTACAGGGCGTCCAAGCGGCACACCTCTTGACCACCGATCCACAAAGAGAACTCCGTCGGCGCCTTCGTGCTGCTGAAGAAACCCGTGTTGTTGTCCCCAGTGGCACCGATGTCCGGGGCCTCTACCCACACGTAGGACAAAAGGTCACCCTTGCTTCGGATCGGAATCGTGACCTCATTATTCGACGCGAACGTTCCGATATAATCGAGACGTTCGGGTTTGATTGCGAAGTTCGTGTACCTCTTGTAATTTTGCCTAAAAAAACTGACTTCAGGATTCGACGTGGTATACGTGTCCTGGACACCTCGACTGACCAATTCAATCAACGCAGCTGACATTTACTATATAAAACATATTAAAATTTTGACCGAGATTCATACACATGGTGGTCTTTCAGGCGCTGACGTGGGAAGCACGGGATGACGAGGACAACGGGCACCTCATCAGCGTCTTCGGGAAGACCGAGGACGGGCGCTCCGTCTGCGTCACGACGGAGTTCACTCCGTATTTCTACATCAAACTTCCCGACGCCAAGGCCCAGACCGTGCGCGAGGTCTACCACGCATTGGAGAAACGGTGCCCTGAGTGTTTGGTTGGCTACGGGTTAAAGAAGTCCAAAGACGTGTGGGGATTTCAAAACAACCAAGAGTTTCCATTCATGCGCCTGGACTGCGCCAACCTGGCGAAGCGGAGGTACGTCGCGAGCACGCTCAAGTACGGGGTCCAGCTGGCGAGGGGGAACACCAAGCTCCGCGTCTACGAGGCGAACCTCGACCCAGTCCTGCGTCTCATGCATCGCACGGGAATTCAGTCCACGGGGTGGTTGGACACCGGTGGGAAGTGCGTGCGCTCCCACCTGGCACACGTGGACATCGACCTGTTCTGCAACGACTGGACCACCCTCACCCCCGTCGCCAGGGACGACATCGCCCCGTTCGTCGTCGCCTCCGTGGACATCGAGTGCAACAGCTCCACTGGGAAGTTCCCTGACGCCGACGTCACCGATGATTGCTGTTTTCAGATCGCCCTGACCCTGTGCAAGTTTGGGAGCGACGAACCCTACGAGGAGGTGTGCCTGTGCTACAAGAAGACAGAGGGAGAGAAGGTTCAGAGCTTCGACACGGAGAAGGCGTTGCTCGAGGGGTTTCAGAGGTACTTGCGCAAAGCCGACGTGGACATCATCACGGGGTGGAACATCTTCGGCTTTGACCTGGAATACATCATGAAACGTGGGTTGGTGTGTAAGTGTGCGCCCGAGTTTTTCGAGATGGGAAAGTTCAAACACACACCGTGTGAGATGCTCTACAAGAAGTTGTCCTCGAGCGCCCTGGGCGACAACGAGCTGAAACTCCTGCCCATGAGTGGCCGGTTCATCTTCGACCTGTTCCACGAGGTGAAGAAAGGGTACAAGTTGGACAGCTACAAGTTAAACAGCGTGGCCCAGCTCTACCTGGGGGACCAGAAGTTGGACATGCCACCGCGGGAGATTTTTAGGAGGTTTCAGGGAGGCGACGCCCGCGAGTTGGGTGAGGTGGCCGATTACTGCATCAAAGATACTCTCCTGCCACACAAGCTTCTGGCGAAGTTGTGCATCCTGGTGAATCTCTTAGAAATGGCGAAAGCCACTTCAGTTCCGCTATGTTTTCTCGTCGAGAGAGGGCAGCAAATTAAAGTGTTTTCGCAATTGTGTAAGAAGGCGGCGGAACTCGGGTTCCTGGTGCCAGTCATCTACCAAGGCGCAGTCCCTGAGGAAGGCTACGAAGGGGCCACCGTCCTCGAAGCTCAGTCTGGGGCCTATTACACACCCATCACCGCCCTCGACTTCGCGTCGTTGTACCCATCCATCATGATGGCCCACAACCTGTGCTACAGTACCTTGGTCATGGACGAGCGACGCTATGGGAACATTCCAGGGGTGGAGTACGAGACGTTCACCCTCGCGTCGGGGAAGTCTTACAAATTCGCGCAAAACGTGCCGAGTTTACTACCGACCATCTTGGCAGAGCTCAAGCAATTTCGTAAACAGGCGAAGAAGGACATGGCCATGGCGACCACGCAGGGGATGAAGGAGGTGTACAACGGGAAACAGTTGGCCTACAAGATTTCCATGAACTCGTGCTACGGGTTCACCGGGGCCGCGAGGGGGATGTTGCCGTGCGTCGCCATCGCGTCGTCGGTGACGTTCAAGGGGAGGTCCATGATTGAGGAGACAAAAAACTACGTGGAAGCCAACTTCCCAGGGGCACAGGTGAGGTACGGTGATTCCGTGACTCCAGATTCAGCTCTCTTAATCAGACAGAATGGTGTCGTGAGGACTACTCGAATCGATGCATTGGTGTCGGCGTACGAGACCAGGTCTGATGGGAAAGAATGCTCAGATGTTCACGGCGTTGAGGTGTGGTCCGACACGGGTTTCACAGAAATCAAACAGGTCGTTCGACATAAAACAGATAAGCCCATATACCGAGTCTTGACTCACACGGGGATTGCCGATGTCACGGAAGACCACAGCCTGCTGTCTGTCGATAAACGCGAAATCAAACCAATCGATGTAGCAGTGGGTGTCGAACTTTTGCATCACGATTGTGGACTCGCGTTTGAAACTGAAATTCAAACCGACATCACGGTCGCGGAAGCGAAAGTCATGGGTTTCTTTCTTGGGGACGGGGACGTCGTACCCCCGTCTATACTCAACGCACCACTTGACATCGTCAAGTCATTTTGGGATGGGTACTGTTCATCGGGTGGGAACATGACGAGTAAAGAAGGTAGTTTGGGTTTATGTTTTCTAGCACGACGACTTGGCTATGACGTCTGTCGTACGGACATTTTCACAATGGATTTACAAGCGCGTAATCCACTGGCCATCAAAAAAATTGAGCACCTCGGAAACACATCAGACTATGTCTATGACTTGACAACAGAATCGCATCATTTCCACGTGGGTCCGGGACACATGATTGTTCATAACACCGATTCCGTCATGGTTGAATTTGACGTCCAAGGGCGCACGGGGCAAGATGCCATCGACTACAGTTGGGAACTGGGTGAGAAGGCGGCCGAGGAGTGCACCCGACTGTTCAAGAAACCCAACGATTTGGAGTTGGAGAAGGTGTACATGCCTTACATTCTCTACAGTAAGAAACGCTACGCGGCCAAGTTGTGGGAGAAGGCTAAGTCTGGGAGGGTGGAGTTCAAGTACATCGACGTCAAAGGTTTGCAATTGGTGCGTCGGGACAACACCCCCCACGTGCGTGAGGTGTGCAAGGAATTGTTAGACGTCATCCTCGAATCTTCGGAACCCGAACCACCGCAGGTATTGGCAAGGGAGCGCGCCCTTGAGTTGCTCACCGGTGATGTGCCCCATTCGAAACTCATCTTGAGTCAATCATTGTCGGACACGTATAAAGTGAAGGGCACCCCCGTGTCCATCAAAGACATCGACCGAAGTTGGGACATCTCCATGGGACACGTGCAGGTGCACAACAAGATGCGTCAGAGAAAGCCCGGGTCGGAACCGCAAAGCGGG